GGGTCAAGTCGGGCGCGCGTTCCTCCATGAACCACGCCGCCGGCGCCGGAGGTGGCAGGCACTGAACAGCCACTGGCTGAATCCGTGCTGTCGAGGAGGACTGACAGCCGCAAATCAGCAGTGGCAAGGCGATCACGCAGGCGAGCCTGTTTCGTTTGAGCATCGCTCAGTTCCTTGTAATGGGTTTGCTCGCTGGCCGACAGACGCTGCTCGAGAGCGAGACGTTTGTCCTGCTCGGTCCGTTGCGCGGTGGCGGCAGCATTGTTGATGGCGTCGAGGTCTGACTGGTGCAGCCCCGCCTGCTCGGCCAGTTGCTTTCCGTAGCGCCAGTCCTGCACCTTCCAGATACCACCCGCGGCGGCCAGCACCAGCAGCAGAACGCCGGCCAGGGCGCCTTTCAATGCACCAGGACTCATGGCACATCCTTAAAGAAAATGTGATGGCCGAGCCTCAACGTCTCCTTGGCGCCTTTTACCCAGGCCGGCGGCTTGGGCATGGTAGTCGCGTAATAGTGCGTGGCACCTCCGGTGGGATCCGGCACCTTCCCATCGATCACCTGGTCAGCGGCAATCCGCGCCTGTGCGAGCTCACGGAACGGAATCGGCTTGGCGCCACTCAGGGAGGCAAAGTTCGGGTCGCTCCTGTTCCAGCAACTGAACTGGTAGGGCTTCTGGCACACGCCGGCATAGCCCTCCCCCCACCACGATTTGCCCTTGCCATCGTTCACGCGGTTGCGGATGGTCCAGGCCACGGCGATCTGGCCGGCCAAGGATTCACCGCGGGCCTCGCCCCACAGTGTGCGGGCGAGAATGTCGCGGTCTTTATCGGATACGGTCATCACTTTTCTCCAGGCATAAAAAAACCCGCTCGAAGGCGGGTCTTCAAATTTCAGGTACAAAAAAACCGCTCAAGGCGGCTACTTATCGGGGCACCATTTAACGAAGTACTTTTTGTGCGTCGCTGGCCGCCATCATCCCTGATAGTCGTTCGGCGAAAGATCGACTTGGCAATCCTCCATATTCAGTGCCGCCGCCGCGTTGTGACGGATGCGTAACTGCCAATATTGCCCCGGTGCACCGGACACCTTGAATACGGTCTTGATGCGATCCTTATCCGGGTTGACGCCCTTCGCCTCGCCTTCTCCATCGACGTAGGTGCCGCCCGAGTCGACCAGTTCAACGGCGATGTACTTCGCCGCGCCATCCACCGCCATGATTACCGATACGGTGATGGTCATTTTCGAGCAGCCGTTCGGCATGACCAAACGCGTAGGGTTGGTCAGCGAAAAGGCGCCTACGTTGTCTTCTGTAATCGTCGCGAACGATATCAGGTTGATCGCCAGGCCGTTGCTGATCGACTGATTGGTCTTGCGGATCTTGGTCGAGCGCCCGCGCAAGGAATACGGCAGAAGCGATGCCGGAATGATCTGGCGTTGCGGTGTGTAGGCGTTCAGGTCGTGGCTCACGTCATCGATGAGAATCTTGAAGTATTCGTAAGCCTTTCTGCCGGTCGCGGCCTCAAACGCCGCCATGTAAGCCGGAATGTTGGTCGACGACAGGTTGGCGATGATTGGCCCCGACACTGGACCGGTGCAGCCGCGCATCTCAAAGCGGTTGGGGATATGGCCTTGGATCGCCATCACGCACGAATCAGGTAGACCATCAGGACCCGCGAACAAGAAGCAGTGGAATAGCTGAACTTCCGTACTGTTCCAGGGGAACTGGGTATTTGGTGCGCCGATATGAGCAACGATTTGCATGCCGCCGCTTTCGCCGCCGAAACGGGTGTGTGAGGCGGTGAAGCTGCCGTAGTTATCGACCCAACGGACATTGGGCACCCGGTCAACGCCCACGGTGCCCATGTTGGGGATCATGAACGTGTCTTTGATGTGCAAGCGCGTCAGGGCGTTAGGGTCGCTGGGGGACGTGCCCTTGTTGATGATGGCCGCCGTCGAGGGCGCCATGTTGGACTTGTCCTGTTGAATCCAGCTCTGATTGACGCTCATGTGGTCGCAAGCGTTGTTGATCGCTTGCTTGCACGAGAGAATGCGCACCTTGTGAAGGTTGCACTCGGTAGACAGGTGGGACCATGCGTTACCAAGGGCATCTGCGCCAGTGGCGAAGGTGTTAATCGCGAAACCGTCGGCCAGCATGATGTCGCAATCCATGATCTCGACCATGGCCGAGTTGATGTTGTCGTTGTGGAAGTTGATCGGGTTGCGACCGCCTACAAAGTTGAAACCTTGGATCTTCCACTGGTAAGCCACACCCGCGAAGATGTCTTTCATGACTCCGCCGTTCTGCGTGATCAGGACTTCTTCACCCTCAAGGTTTACGTAGGGTGGAATCGCCAATTCATCAGAAATGCGGAGGTCAGCTGAACGCACAATCACCCGTGGCGTGGTGGCGCTGTAGCTGGATTTAAGGCCGCCAATAGTGATCAGGCGGCTGGTCGTCTTATTCGGGATATCGGCCAGCATGTTCTTGAACTGGACGGTATCGTCAGCACCACCGGCAACATAGCCAGCAAACTCAATTTCGCGCTGAACCTTGCTATAGAGACTGCGCACAACTGTGTTGACGCCAGGGATCTGGATCGAAATATTCTGAGCGCCAAGAGCACTCATCAGAACCTGGCGAAGTGAGATGTCACCCACAGCCAAAAGCTTCAGGTTATCGATCGACCAGGTTCCAGTGAGCGTCAGCGGGAGCGCTGCCTGATCGGCTACTCGATAAAGTTCGCCGTCACGTTGCACCAGCTGAGTTTGGCGTTGGACAACTACGCCCCCGGCATAGGCAAGAAAAACAGTTTCGTAACCGGAGTGCTGCAGCAAGTTTTCGAAATCATCTCTCGCCTGATCAAGAACCTGATCGATTTCCCCTCGAACCTGCTCAACGGCTGTAGCCACATCCACAGTCGAAATGTCGAGCAACATCGGCGCGACATAGCCGTAACGACTGATCCGAATATCGATGCGGTTGGTCGTCGAATAGAAGAACACGCGGGCATTGGCATCAGCGCGCAAGGGGTTCTCAAGTGGAACGGTGCCCGCCGAATCCGAAAACAAGACGGCGCGGTCCTGAGTACCATGGGCGAACACATCCACGGTTGCATCAGGCAATAGGGCACCGTCTTCGGCTCTTGCGGCGAAGAACTGAATGGGTTGCATAGTTGTTCTCTGTCAGGTCGTAAAGGTTATCGCCGGGGCGAAATTGAGTTGCGAGCGAACGCTGCTCCAGGTGTCATAAGCCGCCGCGCGCAAGTAGTAGGTCGTACCCGGCGCCAGGCCTGTGATCTGGCCAGCGACCGAAGCGCCCTGATACCCGACGGTGCCCGAAATGGTCGGATCGAAGCCGGACACGGTTGAATAGACGTACATGTAGCCCGCCGCGTCCGGGGCCGAGCTGGTGCTGCAGCTCACATTCGCAGTGGTGCCAGTCACCGTTGCGGCAACGCCACTGACTGCCGGCGGCGCCGTATTGATCACCACCAAGGCCGTCACCGCAGCATTGCCCGCCGAGTTCCGCTCGATGACTTCCACGCGATAGCTACGAACCAAAGCACCGTCCACCAGCGCGTCAGCTCGTTGATAGGTGAACGTCGTGCCGGTGGTGATGACTTCACGCAGCAAGGCGTTATTAGAAGCGTTGCGGATCCTGATGATGCGATCCGCCGCGTTGCTCCCGGCGGTCCAGCTAACGGCGAAATACGGTGCCTCGAACGCCCCGACCAACAACAAACCTTGCGCCGCAGTGGGAACTACCCGAGCCGGATTGAGGGTGATGCTGTAGGCCGTCACGTCGGCCAGATCCTGCAAGGCTCTCCCGAACACGTTGAATGAGCGGAACTTCACCCACACTGTTTTTCCGATCTGATCCACGGTGTAGCTGTACTTCCAGATCGCATCATCAAGGCGAACGAACGGGGCACCCACCGGATGACTGATCACGGAGGACCTGAGACGCCCGCGTCGCAGGTACTGCAGGTTGTAAGCTCCAGCCCCGGTGAGCGTTGCATCTCGATAGCTGATCAACTCACCGTTGACCCAGCACAATGTGGCCCCGCTGTCGGCCTCGGTGGTCGTTGCGGCTGTGAGCTGGCCAGCGGCTGACAACTGCACCTTTAGAGTGTTGGTGACGTCAGGATCCACTCCGGTGGCGAGAGGTGCGGTGAGCTGACCAATTCGGGCGCGCCCGTATATGCTTTCAACCATCCGATAACTGTCGCCGTCAGCGCTGATCCAGACCTCACAGCCTCCCCAGTTTTCGTCGGCACCGGCCACTGCTCCCCAGACCTGTGTCTCGCCGGGAAGCAACAAGCTATCGGGTGGATTGAAGATAATCGGGGCCAGCACTGGACCTGGGGCAGCGTTCTGATTGCCCTGATACCCGGCCTTACTCTGTACCGGGTAGTTCGGCGCACTGCCGATACCCAGGAGGGCATCTTCGGCAACGACAGTGAGCTTGCCGTCCTCATCTTCCTCAATCGACATCAGCCGGACCAACCGGCGATCAATGTTCAGCCCGGGCTCAGTCACGGTGACCAGATCCATCGGCTCAAGCAGCACATGCTGCCAGCCCAAGGAAAACTGGTATTCGTTGCGGATGTAGAGTTTGCGTTGAACCAGCAGCTGGGCAGCGTGCGACGCGATCGCCGTGTTGCAGATCTCGTAAGCCTTGATGGTATCCATCGGCCTGGAACCGAACTGCTCAATGGCTGCCTGATCAACGCCGCGCACTACGTCGGTGTTGTACTCATGATCACGATCGAGGATCTCCAGGGTCACTTCGTTGTAGCTGTCGGCCTGGCTCTTGATCTTGATTTGAATCGGTGGCGTCCCTTCCTCCGCCAGAAAGTCATCATCGGTCAGATCCGCCACCGGGGTGACATTCGGGTACCAGGTGACGCCGTTGCCGGTGACGACCTGGTCACCGAAGGGAATGATCTTCATCTTCCCCGCCGACCAGACCAGTTCGCTGTTGGTCAACTGCAACCAACGGGCGATGGCTTCGCTGGCCGCGGCCTGTTCATCGAGGACCGGGCTGAGCAGCAGATTCTCTGCCAGGCAGTAATCCCGATAGTTGTTCATGTCGTCGATCCACTGCGGATCAAACCCAACACCGTCCAGCGGATCCATCAGCAACGCAGGCAAGAAAAGCCCGGGGTTCGCGTCAGGCAATCCCGGCACCTGGTAAGGACCATCAACTTCGAAGGTATGGTTCTGCACGCCAGCGTTATCGTTGAGCAGGTAACGCGGCGAATACACATACGCCGTGCTCGAGTAAGCGATCGCCTCGGCCGGGTGCTTGGTTGCAAGGTAGCCCCATACCGGCTGATCGGGTGAGCCGGACATAAAGCTAAACCCGATCTGAGCCAGGGACGACTGCACGACACCCCCGACAACCTTTTCCTCGAACACTTCCTTGTCCCGGAAAATCCGGCGAACCGCGCTGAGCGAGCCCCGGCCGATCGCCAGAATCAGCGCCGCATAGTAGGTGTAAGTCGTGTCCTTCTGGGTCGCACCGCCGCCGCCCTTGCCGCCGGTCTTGGTCTTGGTCGTCTTGGCGACTGCCTCGAAGTCGGTGTAGTAGATCAGGTTGGGACTGATGCGATTGCGACCGGCCATCCAGGCGATCGGCTTGCCCGCGGCGCTGCTCTGGATCTGCATGGCGTTGATGCGCGTGGCGCTGTTAGAGATCGTGGTGCTGCTGCCCCCCATCGCTGCCTCCGTAATTATCAAGTGTGTAATAGCGCACGGGCCGGCAAACAAAACGCTCTTCGCGCATGTCGGCCATTTCAACGCCGATATCGCGATAGGCATGGATGATCCGGTGATCATCGATGACCACGGCGGCGTGGCTGTAGGTGCGCCCGAATTTCCAGATCGCGACGTCTCCGGGCTGGGGGCTTTCGACCTCATGGCCGTACTCGTCCAGCCAGCCCAGGTACAGCTCCTGACTTCGATGCAGGTGCCAGTCCTGTGCGTAGGCGCCCGGGTCGATCCGCGGCATCAGACCCGCCGAATGAAACACCTCAATCAGCAACCAGGCGCAATCGACTCCAACACCGTGGAGGTGCTGTCGGTGCTGGTAGGGTGTTCCGAGCCAGTGCCGAGCCTCGGCCAGCACCGCGTCACGTTGCTGCTGCTCCTGGTCGGTCATAGGGATGTCTCCGCTACCGGGATGAAGGGCATGCCGCGATAACGGCCGCGGTTGCCGAATTTGTTCGTGCAGGCATCCAGCGTGCGTGGGCAACCTGGATAAATCAGGAACTGATCCCCGGGTGCCGGTACCGCTGGCAGGCCCAGGATCAAACTGACCACGCCGTCCCCCGACTGGCGCCGCACCGTGCGCGCAACGCCGGCATTACCACCGTTCACAAAACGGATAACGCCCTGGTCAAACCATCCGTTGCCCGCGGAGAGATTGGTATGAATGCGCAGTGCTGTGGTGTCCGCCAACACCTGGCCGGCCGTCTCAAACAGCGAACGGTTCACCCCACAATCCGCGCTGTACACCGTGCGCAGGCAGCCGGGCTGGTAGACGCCTTTGGGCACCTTGGTATCCAGCAACTCCATCGGGGACTTGACCTCGACGGTGGCCTGTTCACGGTCCGCCTCGACCCCTGCCACTCGGCCGATGAAACGGATCACAGTGCCGACCACGGATCCGCCCCAGTCGGGCATGAACGCCCGGGCAAGCGTCAGGGTCGCGCCGTCGAAACCACCACCGGCAATGAACGCCAGCACCGGCTCGCCCAGTAGCGTGTCATCAACGCCGGCATACAAGGTCACGCTCAAGGTATCGACCTCAATGCCTCGAACGATCCGCACACCCGTGCGCTTGATCAGCGGGCCGGATGCCGAATAGTTCACACCGCCCGCATAAAGCTGGATGCCGGCGTCGGTGTAGCGCAGGACCTGCCCGCTGGCCAGGGTGATGGTGTACAAGTCAGCCATCACGAAGCTGCGCGCCGTGGCCAAAAACTGCTGCAACTCAGGACTGGCTGCGATCATGGCTTGATGCTCGTGAATGAGATGTTTTTCATTTCCCAGATCTTCCCGAATGGCTGCGCGCTATCCAGTGCGTCTGAGTCGTAGGCACAACGGAAAAAGAACGCCCCCGTCCACTCCAGCGGCGCACCGCTGGCCGGTGCATGGGTAAAGGTGATTTGCCCCAGTGCATCGACGGTGAAACCCGCTGCCGGTATGCCGGCAACGCTCAAACGCTCGATGTTGACGACGCCATAAATCGGCTCGACCCAATTGCCAATGGCCCGGGACAGTTGAAAGGTTCGGGTAATACCGTCGCCGGTACCGAACCGATGCTTGTTGACCTGGTGATCGGTGCGATCAAAGAACAGGAACTCGCCAAACTGCCCTTTGCGCTCGTTGAAGAAGTTCAAGATCCGCGACCATTCGTCCAGACCTGGTCGCTTGCGAATCGCGTTGTAGTTCATCTGGAACGTCCACAAGGGCGCCGAGTAATACGCCGTCGTTCGGCGCCGACCACTCACCGATTTCTGCACTCCAGTGCTCCACTCCGGCGCCTTCTTCGCGAGCAACGTTTGCCCGGGCATATGCGGCAACACGTCATCCGCCATCACACCGCGATCCGGAAAGCCCGCAATCCAGCGTGCCGGAAAAAAAGGCCCTAAAAGCATGATTACCCCTTATGCCTTGATGGCACCGTTGCGCTTGAGCTTCTGCATTTCCTCGGCAAACACTCGAGCGTTACGACGAATGTCCGAGGGCGTCAGACGGCCGCTGTTGTCGTGGTAGTGATACCCGCCTCCACCGCCCCCCAGCTGGCCTTCACCATTCGCCGCCTGGCGGATAACGTTGGCGTACTGCTTGGGCAGAACCATTTCCTGTTCGTGGAGTTGGGTCATCGGGTTGGTACCTGCCGGGATGTCGTAGCCGCCCTCGGCAGACGCCACGTTCTTCACCATCCCGAACACAAACGCACCGGCCGCCACAGCCGCCGCCACCCCAAGGGCGGGACCGATGATGGGAATCGCCGACATCGCCGCGAAGGCGCCGGCCATGGCCTGCCAGGCACTGGCCATGATGTTCTTGATCGTTGCGGCGCCCCAGATCGCCACAGACATTGCGGCCCCGCCCGCCTCCGCCGCGGTGCGCATGCCAACGCCGGCCACCGTCACACCGGTTTTCGCCGTCTCACCGAAGATCCAGGCCATCAACGGCTTGGTCACCATGTTCTCGATGAACGCGCCACCGATGCTGCTGAACACCCCATTCAGCAGACCCTGAGTAGTCATCGTGCCGTTGAGGATGCCGCTGAGTCCGCTGCTCCAGCTCGACTGGATGCTGCCGAGCATGCCGCTCCAGTTACTCTGGGACTCTATGGTTTGCTGCCGGCCAATGACCGCCAGGCTGTTGCGGTGGGTCTGCTCCAAGGCTTGAATCTGCTGCTGGACCTGTTGCAGGGCGACCGGGTTGCGGTCGGGGTCCTGCTCCAGTAATGCCTTGCGCTGGACCAGTGCTTGGGCCTCAATCGCATACCGCTGTTTTTCAAACTCCGCCTGGGCCTGCAGCAGTTGCCCCTGGGTGATCAGGTTGGCCTGCAGATCCAGCTGCGCCATCTGCTCTGCATGTGCAACGTCAGCCAGCCGGGCCTGCTGGTCGGCGCCGAACTGTTGCTGTTTCATGTTAGTGATCTGTTGCTGTTTCTCCCGCTCGATCGCAACCACCTCAGAGGCCGCTCGCTGGTACTCCTGGGAGTCCTGGCCATAAAGCAGCCGGCTGCGATCCAGTGTCTGTTGAGCAATTTGCAGCCGAGCGTCCATGTTGTTGCGGTACTGCTGGGCCTGGGCTTGTAGATCGGCAAACGCTTTGCCTTCGTCCTGACGACGAAGCCCGTTCAAGGCGCCCAGGTAATTGCGCTGCACCGTGAGCCTTTCGGAGGCGCTGAGGTCAGTCCGTTTAAGGATGCCCTGCCAATAGTCCATTTCCTGCTGTTGCGAGAACTTCAGAAAGGTCCCCTGCTCCGACTGCAACTGCGCGTGCGCGACCTTCTGCGCATCCAGCGCTTCAGACCACTGGCTGACCCGAGACTTTGCCGCCCCAGTCGGTGCGGTCGGAGTGTCGGTTTTCGCCGGCGGTGGTGTGGTGGTTTGAATCAGGCTCTTGCGATGCTCAACGGCAGCGGCGTAGGCCTGTTCAAGCTTGGTCAGGCGTGCGATCTCAATGCCATAGGCGGTGGGAGCGACGCGCCCTTGCTGGGGAGCCTTGGTCAGTGCGGTATCGCCGCTCGCCGCCATTTCCGCGACCTTGGCTCGCTGCGCCTCGATTCGCGCCATGCGCGAGCGCATGCCGGCGTCTACCTGATCGATCTTCGTAGAGGTGAGTTGCATACTCTCCAGCAACAGGCGCTCTTCCTGTAGCGTGCCCTCGAGCTGCGCCCTGCCTCCTCCACCCCGTGACCCTTTGTTGTCAACGCTTGCCAGCATCGCTTCATAGCGAGCGACATTCGCCGATACCTCCTCGACGGTCAGCCCCACCCCCGTCATGCCTTTGAGAATGCCATTGAACCAACTGGCGGTTTCAGCCAGACGCTTGTTCAGGCTGATAAAAACGGGCTCGAGGACTGTGCCGATGGTGACCTTGAGTTCATTGCTCCTCGAGTCGAGCTCAGCCTGGCTCCCCGTCAGACCTTCGGCGGCCTTCTGCGCATTGCCGACCTGGGCCTCGGTCTCTTTCATGATCCCGTTGTATTCGGCCTGAATTTTCTGCGAATCGCTCAGCTTGTCACGCGTAGTGCCAATGCTCTTGGCGTACTCGTCCCACATTTTTGCGACGTTTTTCGTTACCCCGGCATTGTCGACCAGCACCGAGTTTTCGTTCTTCAAGCCCTCGGTCGCGGTCACCACCGCTTCGGACATGCTGAGGCTGGCTTGCCGATTGAACGCCGCAGCGTCCTTCAAGCGGTTGATAACCGACACCGCCTGGTCGACGCTGTAGCCGCGACTCAGCAAATTCTGCAAAGCCTTGGCCGCATCCCCGACGCTGACCAGGCCATCGGCGGCCAGCTTGTTGGCCTCATCCATGGCCCGGCCGATACCGACGCCCGCATGGTTGGCCACCGCTTCCAAGCCGCGATAAGCGGCCTGCTGCTCGATCGCCGCATCCTTGCTGTCACTGACCATTTGGCCCAGCTTGAAGGCACCGAGTCCAAACACACCCAGAATGCCCGCGGCCACGCCGCCCAGCCCAGAGCGCATAACACTCGTGACACCCGCAAAGGCGTCATTCACCGCCGGGCCGAACTTGCTGATCTGGGCCTGACTGCCGACCATGTCCGTGTTGATGGCCCGCAGCTCCCGGTTGAGCGTGGTTCGGGCGTCGCGCATATTGCGCTCGATGCTCTCGACTGCGCGGTCAAAACCCTGGGTGCCGGCAGTGAACTGGTACGCGATATTTCTATCCATGCCGGACACTCACTGTGCAAGAAATGAAAAACTCCGCCGAGGCGGAGTTCCGTTGATGGTTAACGATCACTGAAGCGGCTCGGCTGACACGACAAACGCATCCAGTGCGCCACGCAAATGCGGCGGCAGCTCGTCGCGCATATCGGCTGCCAGTGCCGCCATGTTGGCCGCGAGATCAGGGGCTGGCCCCTCCGCCTGCGTTGGCTTGTATCCCAGATACCCGGCAACCAGCACATGCACCGGTGGGTGGTGATGCCAGTAGTCGGTCATGTGCCCGACCATGACCATGTCCCAGTCACGCCGTAGCGTGACCGGACTCTGGCCGGTACTGGCGATCAGGTGTGCGTAGAGCTGGCCCCAATTGAAGGGGCCACTGCTTCCCCCGGCGTCGCATCCCGGACTTCCATGCCCGAGGCGTTCATCACCGCATTGAGGGCATCTCGCATGTTTCGCAGGTCCAACAGCGCGGCAACCTCGCCGCGTTCGATATCGGGATAGTTACGACGCAATGCCGCGTGCGTCGCATCGATCACGGTCGCGACGCCGTCCTTGTCCATGTTGCCCGCCATCACCGAGTTGATGCGGTCCAGTAGTTGCTCTAGATCCCCCAGAGCCAGCGGCGGAATCACCAATACCTTCCCGGGAAACGCGAAATCGACACCCGGTATATTCACGACCGTCATTCGCTGGCACTCCAGTACGCGACCTCGCCAAACTCATCGGCGTAGCCGGTGAACTCAAAGTCAGGGATGGTGTAGTCGTCCTGCTTGGTACCGAGGCTCAGCTTATTGCTGACGAAGTTCGGCACCCGGACATAGATCGCTTTGCCCTTGTACTTCAGGTACAGCTCACCCTGGAACACCGGCATATCGCCCATGGGCAAGTTGCGAACCGACAGACTCTTGCCCGTCGAAACGGAGTAGCGGTAGTCGATAAACACCGGTACATCGACATCGGCCGCCGCGAAGCTGTACTCGCCCGTCGAGGCGTTATAGGTGTACTGCCCGACTTCGGGAGCGCTCAGCACCCGCTGGAAAGGCAGCGCCCCGCCGCCACGTACCCCAAGATCACCAGCCAAAAGACCACCAGAGGGCGGCGTCACGATGATCTTGCCGCCGGCAGGTACAGGGGTCGGCGTGGTCGCGTGATGCACCAGCACCTGACCGGGCTGCAGGTTCTGGCCGAACACCAACGCATTCCACTGCGAAAGGCTGATCTGCGCCGCTTTGGCCTTGCCGGACAGCTTGCCCTGACCGCGCGCGGCGTCGACCGCGAACTGCTCGCTACCGAACAATTCCTTGGAGTCATAGGACAGATCTACCGAGGCTTCCTGCATGATGCCGAGCAGGATGGGGGTCGGTGAGGCCAGCGAGTTGCCATAGGCGTCCATCAGCGGGGTGGCATAAAAC